ATGCATTTGATCAAAAGATGGTCATGAAACGTGAAAATCTTGCAGATCGTGCTCTTTGGACTGCAAAGAAACGTTATATTATGAATGTGTATGATTCTGAAGGTGTTCGTTACGAAGAACCACAACTCAAGATTATGGGTATCGAGGCCATTCGTTCTTCTACTCCTGCTGCTTGTAAACAGAAGATGAAAGACATATTCAAAATCATTATGAATGGTACTGAAGATGATGCAATAAATTATATCGATGAATTTAGAAAAGAGTTTAATGAATTAAATGCAGAGGATGTATTTTTTCCTCGCTCGGTTCGTGGTATGACAAAGTATCATGATGCTGCTCAACTTTACAAGAAGGGTACACCTATTCATGTAAAGGGTGCATTACTTTATAACAAACTTTTGAAGGATAATAAATTGACAAATAATTATCCGTTGATTCAAGATGGAGAGAAAATAAAATTTGCATATCTCAAGAAACAAAATACTGTCGGGGGTGAAGTGATTGCGATTCTAAATCAACTTCCTCCTGAGTTAAAATTGCAAGATTATATAGACTATGATAAACAATTTGAGAAATCATTTATTGAACCTATGAAGTCAGTTATGGGTGCGGCTGGATGGCAAACAGAACACGTATCTAATTTATCAGACTTTTTTGGACAATGATTAATGTTTTTTGGTCTTTTAACACTATTGGTTGCACTTGCAATTTCAACTGTGGCTGCATATTATTCCATCGTAGGTCTGATGGCAATCTTTGCAGGAGCCACAACTGCGATTGCAATAATGGGCGTTGTCCTTGAAATAGGAAAATTGGTATGTGCTTCATGGACATTTCAAAATTGGAAAACAAGTCCTTTTACAATAAGGTCTTATTTCATTGTAGCAGTAATTGTATTGATGTTGATAACTTCTCTAGGTATATTTGGGTTTTTATCACGAGCGCATATTACACAATCTAGTCCTACTGCATTACTGGTAGAACGGATAGAAAGAATAAACCTCAAGGTAAATCAACGACAAACTCAGGTAAGCAGGTATCTAGGGAGATTAGATACTTTAGACCAAGCACTTCAAAGGTATATCGAACTTGGTGCAATCAGTAAAGGATTATCCAAGATTGGTGCAATGGATAATGAAACAAATCTTTTAAAGACGAAAATTTTAACCTTAGAAACGGAAATTGATGGATTGACGGATAAGAAGTATGGATTGAAGACCGAACTAAATCTTGCAGAAGTGGAGGTCGGGCCTATTCGTTATGTAGCGAGCATGATTTACGATGATGTAAGTGAATCGCAACTTGAAGAGGCTGTACGTTGGATAATCATACTTCTTATCTTTGTATTTGATCCCCTTGCAGTTGTCTTGGTGATCGCTGCAAACATTTCATTAAGGGATTATCGTAAAGAAAGAAAGATGGCGACCAGAACAGTTACGGTTATGCCAGACTTATCGGACAAAGAAGTGATAGATAAGGAAAATGTTTCTGAATATTCTGATGATGAGGGAAACGATTTTAAAATATTAACATGGGAAATGTTTAAAAAACTAAGAGGTAAAAAATGACAGAAGACGAAGAAAAAGGACAAAAACCACAAAGCTCAACAGACCCTAGCGCAGATTTATTCCAAAGAGGATTTCATGTGTTTATGGGGGATGTAACAATGGAATCAATGAATCCGATAATTAATTGGATTATTGCAGCCAATTTTGCTAAAGAAAAACAACATAAAGAGTTGACTTTGGGAGTTTGTTCTCCTGGCGGTGATTTAAATGCATGTTTTGCTCTTTTGGATGTTATGATGGGTTCAAAGATTCCAATACGTACAATCGGAATGGGAATGATTGCATCATGTGGTTTATTGATATTCATTACTGGAACTAAAGGTAATCGGATTCTTACGCCAAATACATCAATTCTATCTCATCAATATTCTTGGGGGCAGTGGGGAAAGGAACACGAATTGTTTGCTCGTATTAAGGAATTTGATTTGACTTCAGCACGATTGTTGAAACATTATAAAAAATGTACAGGATTAAAGGATGTGGAAATTCGTGAAAAACTTATGCCTGCACATGATGTGTGGTTGGATGCAAAAGAAGCCAAGAAATTGGGTCTTTGTGATAAGGTACAAGACATGAAAATGAAATGAAAATTACAGACAATTTTTTAGATGATGAAATCTTTCAACAATTAAAATCTGCAATTTTGAGTCCAATTTTTGATTGGAATTATGTACCAATGACAGATAGTATTGCTGAAAAATCAGATAAATTCTCTGGACAATTTGTACATCTTGCATATTCAAATTGTATACCAAAAACTACATTTTTCAATAGTCTTTTACCTGTACTAAATCGTTTGGATGTTACCACATTGAATCGGGTAAAATTGAATTTACAACCAAGAACAAATAAGATTGTCGAAGGCCTGTTTCACACTGATATGGGTGAGGATATGAGTATAGAAACCATGAAAACATGGACAACTTCTATATTCTATATCAATTCAAACAATGGATATACTGAATTTGAATCGGGAGAAAAAGTTGAAAGTATAGAAAATAGAATGGTTGAATTTCAATCAACGTTGAAACATCGTGGAACAACTTGTACAGATGAACAAACCAGAGTAGTCATAAATTTTAATTTTTTGGCATTACCTAAAAAATAATATGGAATACGAAAAACATTTTAAGGCCGGAATGGGAACAGAAAGTGTTGCACCATTTCTAAGATCATTTGTCCGAATGGTGAGGCCAAATAGAATACTAGAAGTTGGTGCAGGGTATACAACTCCGTTTCTTTTAGAAGGATTGGAATTAAACAATGAGATTATTAATGAAGGGAATTTAGATCAAAAATATGTCGATTGGCATCAAAAAAATTATAATCCAAGATTAGTAGTTGTAGATACAGAAGAAATTCTTTGTTCAACTATAGATAATTATATTGAATTTGAGAAAGGAGATTTCAAAGGAAAATCTCAAGAACTGTATGAAAAATATGGTGAGTTTGATTTTGTATGGTTTGATTGTGGGGGCGCTGAAGAATACGATATATTCATGAGAGAATATTGGGACATTTGTTCTGAATATGTAATATTTCATTATACTTATTATCAAGGTAAACCCACTATGAATCTTGGAATGGTTATGCAACATATTACTGGTCATGAACAATTGTCGGGAGCATCTAATGTTCAAAGAATGGATTTTATAGAACCTCACAAAGAAGGACAAGGTAGTATTACAATGTTCAAAAAAATAAAAGAACAAATTAAAAAAATTGGTTGTTCTAATATCAAAACATTGATTGAAGGTGATAAAGTAATCATTAATGATTTTAATATCATAGAAGAAATGTCAACATTTTCTCGTAGAGGTAATTCTTGGAAAGCAGAAGACGGTTGTAATGATGATTTAATGACTTGTCTTGTATTATTTGGTTGGTTATCTAATCAAGCCTTCTTTAAAGAATTGACTAATACAAATGCTAGACAACAATTATATGAAGAGCAAGAAAAATTAATAGAACAAGATATGGCACCTTTTGGATTTGTAGATGATGGTATACCTGACTGGGAAAAACCAGAAACAGATGAATATGGAACAGTTTGGTATCCAGTAGTGAGAAAAGGGCTCTAGTTTACGCAAATTATAAATATCCGTAGTAATGAGATTTGACTATGGGCGTAAGAAAACTTACGAGTTTTGATTATTTTAAAATTAAATTAGCTAATTAAAAGGAGAAAACCTTATGGCATTTCAAGTATCACCAGGTGTTCTCGTACAGGAAAAAGATTTAACAAGAATCATTCCTGCCGTATCAACGTCAACTGGAGCTTTTGCTGGAACTTTCCTCAAAGGACCACTAGACGAATTAATAACGATAGGCAGCGAAAGTGAGTTAGTATCTACATTTGGAAAACCAGATAGCTCAAACTTTGAGAGCTTTTTTAGTGCTTCAAATTTTTTACAATACTCAAATTCTTTGAGGGTTGTTCGTGTACAGAATACTAATGTGGCAAATGCAAGCGAAAGTGGTAGTGCATTTGTTATAAAAAATACTACTGATTACCAAGATAATTATGCTGACGGTTCAGCTTCTGTAGGAATGTGGGCAGCTAGAACAGCAGGTGCGTGGGGAAATAATTTAAGTGTTTCTCAATGTGCTTCTGCAACTGCTTATGAAGAAACAGCTAAAACAACAGCAACAGCGGCTTCCGTTGGTGCTACAGTTGTTGCGGTTGCTTCTGGTACAGGAATTGGCGCTGGAGATATAGTTAACTTTGGTGATGAATATGAATATAGGGTCGTTAGTGTTGCAACTAATGATTTAAGCATTGTAAGAAAAGAAGAACCTTCTTACTATACAACAACTAACTCCTCTGGATTACATAAGGAAATTACTGGAACACCTGATGTAAGACGAAGATGGAGATATTATGATATTTTTGACAAGGCACCAGGAACATCACCTTACGCACAAGCAAGAGGTGGAGTTAATGATGAATTGCATATAGCAATCATTGATGAAGATGGTGATTTAAGTGGAACTAAAGGGACAGTTTTAGAAAAATTTGCAGCTTTATCAAAAGCTTCAGATGGTAAAACACCACAAGGTGACACTAATTATTATTCAGATGTAATTTACAATCAATCAAATTACGTTTTTTGGATGGATCACAATGCTTCTGGTTCTAATTGGGGCAATACAGCAGCAGGAACTACTTTTACGGACGTAACTTCTGTAAGTAATGTATCATTAGCAAATGGTGCTGACGGAGACGCTGCTACAACTGCTCAAATGAAATCTGCTTATGAAAAATTCCAAGACGCCGAAACGGTGGATGTTGGACTAATCATTGCAGGTTCTGGAGACACAACACATATAGATAACTTAATAACTATTGCTGAAAACAGAAAAGACGCTGTTGTTTTTGCGTCACCTGAAAGAAGCGATGTTGTTAATGTAACAAATACTAACACACAAAAAGATAATGTTGTTTCGTTTTTTAACGGAGTAGGATCATCAAGTTATGTATTTTTTGATAGTGGTTACAAATATATGTACGATAGATATAATGACGTGTACAGATATGTACCTTTAAATGGCGACACAGCAGGATTGACAGCAAGAACTGACTTAATAGCAGACGCTTGGTATTCACCTGCAGGCTTAAATAGAGGTGTTGTAAGAGGTGCAGTTAAACTAGCATTTAATCCAACTAAAAATCAAAGAGATGAATTATACAGAGCAAGAATAAATCCTGTGACAACATTCCCAGGACAAGGAACTGTATTATTCGGTGATAAAACTGGATTATCAGCGCCTTCGGCATTTGACAGAGTCAATGTACGAAGATTGTTTATCGTTTTAGAAAAGGCAATATCAACTGCTTCTAAAGTCCAACTTTTTGAATTCAATGATGAATTTACAAGAGCTGGTTTTAGAAATATGGTAGAACCATTTTTAAGAGAAGTACAAGGACGAAGAGGGATTACAGACTACCTAGTAGTTTGTGATGAAACTAACAACACAGGCGAAGTAGTAGATAGAAATGAATTCGTTGCTGAAATTTTTGTTAAACCAGCACGAAGCATTAACTTTATTACACTTTCATTTGTTGCGACTAGAACAGGCGTATCATTTGAAGAGGTCGCAGGCTAAAAAGGATAGAATAGGAGAAAAAAATGGCAAACATAAATGACTTCAAAGCTAAACTTTCGGGCGGCGGCGCAAGATCCAATCAGTATAAGGTAGTAATGCCTTTTCCTGGTTACGCTCAAGTTGGTGGAGAAATAGAAGACCTAGCATTTTTATGTCAGGCAGCTGCTTTACCAGGTATGTCAGTACCAAGTTTTGACGTACCATTTAGAGGCAGGGCTATAAAAATTGCTGGAGATAGAACAATAGCGGATTGGACTATCAAAGTAATAAATGATACTAATTTCAAATTGCGTAATGCATTTGAAAGATGGATGAACGGTATTAATAATATGACTGATAATGAAGGATTAACGAATCCAGTTGACTACCAAGTTGACGCATTTGTTGACCAATTGGATAGAAATGGGAATCAGATAAAGTCATACACTTTAAGAGGTGTATTTCCAACTTCTCTCAATGCTATACCTTTAGATTATGCAGCTAAAACTGATTTATCAGAAACAAGTATTACATTAGCGTTCCAATACTTTGAAAGTAATACAACTACTTAAAAACTACTTATAAATAGTAGTGTAATTTTAAGGAGAATTAATTATGGCTGAATTATTTGGATTTTCTATAACTAGGGTTAAGAAACCTTTAGATCCAAAACAAGCATTTACACAACCACAAGCGGATGATGGCACTCAAACCATCGCCGCTGGTGGGTATTATGGTCAATACTTGGATATGGAAGGCCAGTCAAAGACTGAGCAAGACCTTATCAGACGTTATAGAGAAATCGCTTTGCACCCAGAATGCGATATGGCAATTGAGGATATCATAAATGAATCAATTGTTGCAAACGAACTCAAGGATGCAATAAGATTAAACCTAGAACAGTTACCATTCGGTAAAGATGTTAGACGAAAAATAGAAGACGAATTTAGAGAAGTTTTAAGACTAATGAACTTCCATACTAAAGGGCACGATATCTTTAGGAGATGGTACGTAGATGGAAGATTATACTTTCATAAAGTAATTGATCCTGAATCTACAAGAAAAGGTATTACAGAATTAAGATATGTAGACCCAAGAAAAATTAAAAAGATTAG